GAGAGAGCGGGCAGTAGCGGCCAGTGACGCAGAGGCGATCCGGGGGGCCGAAACTGGATGAGTGGTCAGCCCGGATGCCGGCCTATGCGTATACGTCATTATGCCCGGATGAGAAATACAGGAGGTGATACCGTTGGAAATGACAATAAAGCGCTTGGAAAGCTACAAGAGACTGATGCAGGAAATTGCGATCCTGAGGTGGGAACTGAATGAAATGAATACAACAGATGCAGGGCTGGGGAGCAGCGTCATAAAAGACTATAGTAAGGGCTTTGAACGTCCGCAGGCAGTGGTGGGCTTTGATGGTGAACGATATAGAAGAAAGCGCCAGCTTCTGGATCAGAAAGAGGCAGAAGCAGAAGAAATTAGAAAGTGGGTTGAGGCAATCGAGGATACGGCTACCAGGAAAGTATTTGAATATTTCTATCTGGATGGGCTGCCATGGAAAGAGGTTGCAAAAAGACTGGGGTATCGGGATAACCCAGACTATCCGAGACTATATATTCGGGATAAATACTTAAAAAGTTGTGGAATTAAGTAAAAACATCGTTTATATCGGAAATATCGTTTTATAATAAAATCCGAAGCCAAAGGCATACAGCCGACGGCTTTCGACCAATACCTCTTCATTGAGTACATGGCCCGGCGTAACAGCTGGGCCGCCCCACATTTTATTGGATCCTTAGCTCAGCTGGCAGAGCAGGTGGCTGTTAACCACCGTGTCACAGGTTCGATTCCTGTAGGATCCGTTAGCCTGGTTTAGGGATCTCCACCCAGACGTTCCAGGTGCAAGAGACATCCTAGAGATAGGGTGTCTTTTTGTGCTGTTAAGATTTTAAGTTGAATGAGAGGTAAAAAGGTGATACTATGATATCAACTATGTTGATTTTGGGTGGAGGACAAAAAATGAAAATCGAGAAATTGGACATAAGTGGTATAGGTGGAATAAAACAATTATCACTTACATTTAATCCAAGATTGAATGTAATTTGCGGTGAGAATGGCGTTGGAAAAACAACAATTTTAAACATTATTGCTGATGCTTTTGTTTACAATGAGAAAATTATAAAAAGAAATGCAGAAGTGCAAGAAGGGAAATATATTGCTAGATTTTCTGAATTCACTGAAAATAGAAAGGTGGTAGATTTTCTTCCGCATGAGAAAAAAGAATCGGTTACGCATTTGAAAGATGCAAAATTTGTAATGAATTTTCAAGCTAACCGAGAAATTAAATATTCTGGACTGTCTGCTATACCAAGCGATATGCAGTACGCAGATTATCAGATAGGAAATCAAGCTTCACTTGGTATTTCTTCAAAAGAGATCAAGGGATGGTTTGTAAATCGATGTCTATTTTCTAAACAAGAAAAGGGATTTACAAATGCAATGAAAAAGAATTTAGAGGAAGCTCAGAAGGCATTTGGGATTCTAGATGGAACTACGAGATTTGATTATATTGATCCACATACCAATGATATAATGCTGGAAACGACAAAAGGAACAGTGTTTTTTGAATATTTATCTTCAGGATACAAAACATGTATATACATTATTTTAGGGATTTTGAAAGAGATAGAATATAGATTCAAAGATCTTTCTCATAGTGATTTTGAAGGTATTATACTAATTGATGAAGTAGATATGCATTTGCATCCTCTATGGCAGGCAAAACTGTTGAAGACATTAAAAAGTATATTTGAGTCTGCTCAAATTATAGTAACAACTCATAGTCCGAGTATACTTCAGTGCATAGAGAAAGACGAAATTATTGCTATTGCTTTAGATGAGAATGGAAATACAAAACTTAAAGAGCTGAAATTAGGCGAATATGGACTACAAGGCTGGACATTGGAAGAAATTCTTAAAGATGTTATGGGAATGCCTAGTACAACTTCGGATGTGTATGCTAGTACAATTAAGGCATTTGACAAGGCAATGATGGATGAGAATATCCCAGAAATTAAGAAAAATTATGCTATTTTAGATAAAATGCTTCATCCTAATAGTACACTGAGAAGACTTTTACAAATCCAAATGGCAGGTATGGAGGAGTAGAAGTTATGATTAAGTTAATACGCCCAGATAAACCCATTGAACTAACTCCGGAAGTTGAAAATCAGTTGGTTAAGGAATTTAAAGAGAACGGAAATCCAGTTTGGAGAAAAAAGTATATTGTGGATACTTTGAAGAAAATGTCGCATGAAAAGTGCTGCTATTGTGAAGTAAAGCTAGGAACGCAGAGCAGAGAAATGCAAGTGGAACATTTTCTTTATAAAGATGGATATCCTGACGAGGTTGTATCTTGGGATAATTTATTACCATCATGTAGGCAGTGCAATTCGAACAAGGGAACGCATGATATTATAAAAGATGGTGAAATTATCAACCCATCTGTTGATGATCCAAGAGAATATTTGTATCTAAAACAATATATGATTAGAAGTAAAAATAATGATCTTGACAGTAAAGGAAGAAGGACTGTGGATCTATTAGACTTGAATAATCGATCAAGACTAGTGACCCCTAGAATTGAAATTGCAGACACAATGTGTAAGAAACTTGAAGACATACACGAGAAGGCAATTGCTCTTTCTAAAAGAACTGATGGAAAACAATATAATAAAACGAAGATATTAAATGGAATTCGCGATATTTTGTTAATGGCTCAGTCCGATGCAGAGTATAGTGCGTTTATGGCAACAATTATTATGACTGATGAAGATTTCATCGAAACAAAAAATATTTTAATTAAATTAAAATTGTGGAGTGAAGAATTGGATATGTTGTATAAAAATGCTGAAGTGCTAAAACTAGACACGAATAAGTGACTATATCATGTGACACAGAATCGAGCCGTCACCATGTGGCTCTTTTTCCATACCCAAAAAACGAAACGAATGAGAGGTA